GCGAAGCATCGGGGCGGCCGATGAAGGAACTCGGCAAGGATGCCTTCCCTGACTTGGCCAAGTTCTACGCCGACGAAGGCAAGACGGTCATCGGCTTCAACGTCTGGGACGATTGGAACTACACCGGCCTCCCCAAGCTCGAGGTCAAGTGGGTCTGGACCGAACTCACCAACGGTGACGCCAACCATGCCTAGCCGACTCGTGCCTGCAAAGTTCAAATCCGGAACTCTCCACTCCGGCAGCAAGCACGGTCCGCTCGTCACCAATCGCAAGCAGATGGTCGCCATCATGCTTTCCGAGAAGCGGAACGAGGACGAACATGGAGGTTCCTACCGCGCCGGGGACGACCAGCCCTCCCCGGTCAAGCGCAGCAAGCCCACCCGCCGCAAAGCCTGACGTGTGCGTTCCGTCACCTGCCCCGACTGCGGCGCTCAAGTCGAGATCCCAGTCGTCACCGTTGGCGATGAATCCGTCATCGTCTACTGCAAGAACTGCCTGTGGAAAGACCTCGACCAACTCTACGGACGACGTGGCTTGGTCGTCTTCAGCGGGGATGTAGCCGAGATGGCGTGCTGGACTTGCGTGTCTCCGGGCCCCGGTCTCCAGGCGGCCATCGATAGCCTTGGTAGCGGTGGTGGCAACCTGATGCTCCAGCCCGGCACCTACACCGGTGACATCACCATCTCCAACTCCAACATCTCGCTCTATGGCTCCGGCAGGGACAAGACCATCCTCTCCGGTAGTCTCACCATTACCACCGGCAACATCACTCTCCACGACCTCTGGGTCTACGCCAACGGCAAGAGCTTTGGCATCAAGCAATATTCTGGTGGTACTGCCGGACAGCCGCGAAATCACTTCAATCGTATTCGCGTTGGAGGCAACTCAGACGGAACTGGTCGCTCTCCTTCAGGGGATGGGCCTCAACTCGGCCTGTGGCTGGACGGTTCCATCCTGACGGTAGCCGACCACTGTTTGTTCGCCTTCTGCAACACGGGCTCAGGACTCTACGTCAACACCACCAACGCCACGTGGAGCACGAACTGCAATACGTTCCGTGATTGCACGTTCAACGGCAACGCCACCAAGGGTATCGAGATCACCGATGGTGGTGACGGTATAGCCTCGATGCTCCTGCACAGATTTCTTGGTGGGAACATTGAGGACAACGGCACTGGGGATTTCTACGCCCGAACAGCCATCGGCATCGAGATCCGGGCCATAGACTTCGAGAGCACCAAGAACCTTGGGACCACGCCGACATTGGACATCGGCGGTTGCACCAATGTCATCGTCGAGGATGTTCATTGTGTCACCACCGGAAACACGACCCGGTTCTTCGTCTTCGGTAGTTGCGCAAACGTAACGGTCAGGCATTGTCGTGTTTCAGGTCTTCAGCCTGTGGGTGACATCGGCGTGTTCGACGAGGGTTGCGTGAACTGTACGTCCTACGACAACACCTGGATCGCCTCGCTCGACACGAACCTATACACGACGAGCCCGCGCTGGGTGAGCAACCGCGCGCAGATGCGGGGGTACTCGGCATGAGACCCACCGTCTCGTGGCAGCGTGGCCTCCAGCACTTCAACGGTTGCCTCTATCTCCCCAATAGCACCGATGGTACCGGCGCGTGGGACAAGTGGGACCCGGGTTCAGGCACCGTGACCCACGCCACCGTCGGTACCGCCTACGACACCCAGTTCAAGCGCACGATCTGGAAGAACAGCGGTGGCGGTGGCACCAACGACCAGATGCTCGGCCCCCGCAAGGTCAACACCGGTGACTACCAGTTCTGGCTCGGTAACGATAAGTACCTCGGTGGCTGGTACCTGTCCGCCATCTTCCGCATCGAGGCGTGGAACTCGGACGCTGGACGTTTGTTCATTGGCATGACCGGAAACGCCGCGGCCGTTTGCACCTCGGACGCCGTTCCCCAGCACACCTGCGGCCTTTGGCATGACACGACTGATGGTCCGGATGTCTTGAACTTCGTCTTCCGCAGCACTGGTGCTCAGGACAAGACCACCACCGTCACCACCCACGCAGCGAACCCGGGGATCCTTGCCGCCAACAACACCTTCCTCTGGGAGATGTGGGCGTTCCCGAACGGCCATTCCGTCATCAACACCAACTGGAAGCTGAGCCTGTTCGACGTTGCCAACGATGCCCATGGCGTGCCGTTCAACCGCGTGAAGAAGGTCAAGTGGCAGGAGACCGGTGGCATGACTAACTCGTTGACAACGATGATGGCCCCGCAGTGTCAGATGAGTAACGGTGCTGATACCACCATCAACCACTACGGCATGAGCGTTGCCAACGTCTACGCCACGCCGTGGTCTGGGGAGCAGGACTAGGTGTGCGTAAGACTCTTGTCTGCCCCGCCTGCGGTACCGATGCCAAGTTCGATACCGTCCACGTCCACGGTGAGGCCAAGGGGTTCGAGCGCTACCACTGTGACGCCTGCGGTGCCGACATGCTCACCGAGGACCTGGTGAAGAAAAGCCACATCGGCGTCTACTCCCCGCGTGGTCAGGCCCACGGCGCGGGCGGTGGGTCGCTCACTTCCGTTGTCGGTGGCTATCCGCACGTTTTCCTCTACTTCCCCACCAATGGCGCTGGCTCTCCCATCTTGACGGCTCCCCAGACTTTCGACACCTCTGTGGTCGCTGACCTTGCCAAGTTCGACTGGATGACGCTCAACATCTCGCCGTTTACGAACACGGAGAGTCCTCTCAACATCAACATTGTGTCGATGATCAAGGCCATCAACCCGAACGCCAAGATCGTCTGGTATGGCCTATTCACGCCAGCGTTCCAGAACCTGACGCCGACATCGCAGTGGGGTGAGACGTGGAATCTCGCGCTCGCCGCGCCGGACAAGCGCCTTACGTTCGTGGACCCACCGCACAACTACTACGCGAGCGATGACCCGCTGAGTTGCTACATGGACTGGACCGCGACTGGTGTTGCTACCGCCTACGCCGACATCTGGACCAAGTACGGTGAGCGCGGCGGAGATGGCTATTTCTTCGACATCTACGAATCAGTTGTCTCGCACGCCAGCTTCGCCGAGGGTGGCGTTGACTACGGAGCCCGAGGCTACGGCTCAGCCGCGGCTCTCGACGCTGCGTCTTCCACGGCGCACATCACCGCCGCCACCCGCATCGGTCTCACCGGTAAGCCCACCTACTGCAACCGCGGCTCCGGCTCGACGTTCTACGGCCCCGAAGCAGACGGCCTTGCCTGCACGGGTGAGTTCATCGAAAACTTTTTCTTCGGCGACACAGCGCCCGACTTGATCTCCCACTTTGGTACCTTCGATAACTTCATGGCCTTCGCTCAGGCCCACAGCCGTGATGGCGGCGGTGGCACCAACGACGGCACGATGCTTCTCTGGTCTGATACTGGCGGCTATACCCAAGGCCAGAACGAGTTCCATCAACAGGCTCGCTTTGTGCTGGGATCTGCTTGCCTGATTGGGGCTCGCGCCGGTACGGGGCAACCTGGCAGGAACGCCGCCGACCGCCTCATCCGCAGCGACGAGTGGGCCGTGACCAGTTCTGGGGCCACCGACACGACGTTCTTGCCTGCCAATCACGGCTGGCTTGGACGTCCCACGGGCTCGGCGACCAAGGTCGGCAATGTGTGGGTGCGGAACTTCGCCAACGGCATCGTGATTGTGAATGGCCTGCGGAGCAGCCAGAGCTACACGCTGCCCGGAACGTTCCGTAAGATCAACGGGGCCTATGACACGGGCGTCAACAACGGTGCTACGGTCTCCGGCAGCATCAGCATCCCCGGCACCGGGTCATTCCCGGGAAAAGACGCCCGCTTCCTTCTGAGGGCATGACATGAGCCGTATCGAACTCCATTGCCCGTCCTGTGGCTACGACGTTCCCCCGACCCTGATGCCACCGCCCAAGATGTTCTCCTGCCCCGAATGTCTGGAAGTCATGCCGCGGGAGAAGCTGACGCGGCTGAAGGTCGTGCATCGCAACATCGCCGGAGCGAGTGTGCTCACGAACAGCATGTCGGCGACGGTCGTTGGCGCCGGCAACTTCTACGATGGCGCGGCGGCCACAGGTTCTTTGAGCATTCCCAACTGCGTATTCAAGGCTGGTGATGTCTGTGTCCTGTGCGTTGCCATGAACGTGGCCGGGGGTACTTCGGACATCCTCACCGCCAACGTCGGTGGGTCGGCGCTTGGGAACGCTGACGGTACGGTTCTGCCTCTTGTCCAGAGCGATCAGGTGGTAGCTGCGTGGCTTCGCTACAACATCACCGCCGGGACGAAGACGGTTGCGATAACCGCTTTCACTGCTAATCCTACCGCTTGCGGTGCCGTGGTCGTGGCAGTGACGGGAGCCCGAACCGCCGGTGCCCGAGATGGGTCCGCGGTGCTGGGGGCTGCAACCGCAGCTTTCGATACCGGACTGACCAGTGCGCTGCTCAACGCTGGAGAGTTCGCTGTCGCCATGGTTGCGGCAGAACTAAGCGATCAAGTGGGTGAGACCGCGTGGGGACAGTCATTTGTCAAGGCTGTTGGAGGACGCGCCGGCACCCATTCTGCGGGACCACCAGCAGATACCATGATTGACGTGGCGTTCAGACCATTGTTCAGCACGGACCCCTTCAAGGCCACTGGAACCATCGCCAGCGCTGCCAGTAACGCAGCCGCTGTGCTGTCTTTCAGGCCCCTGTGAACGACCTCAAAGAACCCAAGAACATCAGCTTCGAAGAAGCCCTGAAACTCGTCTCCGACGTGGCGAGGAACGGCGAAGGCACGGCCCAGCTCCGTGCCCTGCAACTGGTCCTGAACCGTGAAGGCACCGCCGCCACCATCCCCGAGCCTTTGGGTGACGAGGAGAAGCTGGAGCTGATGTCGATGATGATGTCGTCCTTGGGCCAGATAGGCACCCAGTTCGCCTACCGCCGCGCTTTCCCTCACGCGAGACGTCCAGTGAATCACGCCGCCGCCAAGATAGGCTTCGACGACCTGCGGGTGGACGAATCGGAACTTCCCGAAACACTCAAGCAGTTCTACCGCATGTTCCCAGAAGTGAAGCGCGGTGGCTTCCCGCCCGGTTTCCCTGTGGGCAAAGGCATCGCCGTCAAGAAGGAATGGTGCCGGAGGGAAGCGAAGAAGATTCTCTTGGACCGGAAGCAGCTTCAGTTGGACGAAGCCGCGAACTCCGAGAAGGCTGACGACGAGGCTGCCAGTGGCACCCAAGGCTAGGGACTACGGCTGGAACTCTGAAGTGGCCACCAAGCTGCTTCGGGACATGTGCCGCCGTGACTTCTGGCTCTTTTTCAAGATCTGCTTCGGCGCATGGAACAATCCCAAGGGCAAGCGCTGGATCGACCCCGAAGTCCACAAGCCCATGGCCGACTGGTTCCAGAAGCATGTCGACGAGTGGTTCGAGTGGCGACGTCAGGGCCTGAAGCTCCAGAAGCATCTCGCCATCCTCGTGCACCGAGAGATCGGCAAGACCACGCTCATGACTCGTGCCGGCCAGCTCTGGCTCCATCTCCGAGACCCCGAGATTGCTACAGCCACGGGAGCGGAGAAGGAAGACCTGGCGAAGAAGATGCTCGAGGCCATGAAGGCTGTCCTGGACGGCTCCGACCACCACGCCTGGTGGACCCAGCTCTACGGGGACTGGTCAGGGCAGGCCCGCAAGTGGAGTGGCAAGGAGATCGTCCACGGGGCGAGGCGCAACACATCGCGTCAGGACCCATCCATGGTCATCTTCGGCGTCGAGACCTCCATCACCGGCAGTCACCCAGATGCCCTCTTCTACGACGACCCCATTAGTTACGAACGCCTCACGACGGACACCAACTGGCTCCAAACCGTCAACTCGCAAATCACGTCGCTTATCCCAGTCGTTCAAGGTGATGGCTTGGTGGTTTGGGTCGGTACGCGCTACGACGCGGAAGACCATTTCGGTGTCGGATTCCGGAGTCAAGGCGTGGCTTCGGTGTCAGGAATGGCTACCGACTCTATCGCTACGGATCCCGAGGGCAACATCCATGTCTACTTCCTTTCCGGACGTGACAACGAAGGCAAGCCCACGACCCCACTGGTCTGGCCCGAAGACCGTCTCCGCCGCTACCAGAAGTCGGACCCGCTCCGATATGCGGCCCAGGTCATGAATGACCCCTCCATCAGTGAACTCAACCCCATCACGCGTGAGCAGATTATGCAATGCGCGGTGGAGAAGAAGGATGTGCCGTGGTCCAGCCTTAGGTTCGCCATCTGTTGCGACACGGCGTTCTCGGACGGCACCAAGGTCACCAATAAAGACGAGACGGTCATGGTCATCCATGGCTACCCGAGGGACGGTTCCGGGGACGTCTACGTCATCGAGGGGTTCGGCAACCCGACGATGCGGGCAGAGGACTTCGGCAAGTTGCTGGTCTCCACGGTCCAGCGTTACCGGAGGCAGGGACTTCGTATCTTTGCCATCACGGATGAGAAGACCCGTGCCGGGAAGAAAGACTCGTGGAGACTGGCGCTTGCCAACTTCTTCGCCGACGTGAACGAGCCCATGCCCAACTTCATCCAGTTCGAGCGCGGCGCGACCAAGAAGTACGAGCGTCTCCATACCGCGACGACGTTCTGGGTTGACGGCCACGTGCGCTGGGTGAAGGGCGCTCCCGGCGTCGACAGGCTCTGCGAGCAGATGGCTCGTATCGGTCAGTACGCCGTCAACCCGAGACTCAAGATCGACTGGGCCGACGCCCACTCGGACGCCTTCCAGCCCGAGCTTTACTCGCCGATGCGGAGGCGGGAGCAGCACACCCCATGGGACCGGGGTGCGACACCCATCCACGTGGACGGCATGAACCCCGATGACTTCGACGACCGACGTCGGTGGCAGGAGGAAGTGCCGAGGGAGCCGATACGATGAGGAAGTCATGAAGGACATCACCAAAGCCACGGCAGGCGCAGACGGTGCCCTGACCATCTCGCGGGCGTCCAACCGTATCTACTCTCTGCGGACCACCTGTCGGTCATGCAAGGGTGACATGGAGTCGGTTCTCGACTTGGGAGAGCAGTTCCTGGTCGGCTTCGTCTCCGACCCCTTCGACCCCATGCTCCCGCGCGCCCCGCTCCATCTGGTCCGCTGCACAGCCTGTGGACTGCTGCAGTTGCTGCACACGGTCGACCACGACCGCTTGTTCAGGACCTACTGGTACCGGTCATCGGTCAACCAGAGCATGAGGCTGGCGCTGGATGATCTGGTCTCCGACGCCCTGAACTTCGTTTCCGAGGGCACGTGGCTCGACATCGGGGCCAACGATGGCTACCTGCTGTCGAAGGTCCCGGACAAGTTCAAACGCATCGCCTGTGAGCCAGCGAGGTCGTTCCAAGAGGACTTGCACAAGGTCGCTGACGTCGTCATCGGGGACTTCTTCTCCGCCGAGCACGACGCTCTCGTCTCCGGACGTGAAGGGACCTGCAACGTCATCACCTCGGCGGCGATGTTCTACGACGTCGATGAGCCGGATGAGTTCGTCGCCGACATCGCCAAGGCGCTGGCTCCCGGAGGGGTCTGGGTCAACCAGCTGAACGACTCCCCGACGATGCTGGAGAAGAACGCCTTCGACGCCATCTGCCACGAGCATCTCTGCTATTACGACGTCCCGACGTTGGCGAAGCTCTACGGACGTCATGGCCTCTCCATCATCTCCGTGACCTACAACGAGGTGAACGGCGGCTCGGTGCGGATCGTTGCCACCAAGCAATCGGGGATCGTGACTCCCATCTCCGTGGCTGGCTTTCGGCGTCCCACTGCGGGGGATTGCCGGCGGTTCGCCAACCGGGTCGCCAAGTGGCGGCAGACGATGCTCGACATGCTGCAGGGGCCGATGTCCATGTCTGGTCAGACGTGGCTCTACGGCGCCTCGACCAAGGGCTCGGTGCTGCTTCAGTACCTCGATGCCAATGCTCACTTCGCCGGTATCGCTGACCGGAACCCGGCCAAGGAAGGGCTCTACTTGGCAGGCACGACACTCAGCATCGTCAACGAGGACGCGATGCGCTCTCAGTGTCCGAGATACCTGATGGCTCTGCCATGGGCGTTCCGAGACGAGTTCGTCAAGCGGGAGAGGCAGTTGCTCGACTCTGGAACGACGTTCGTCTTCCCGCTGCCTTCCATCGAGTTCGTGCCATGAAAGTCGCTGTCCTGATTCCCAGTCGTGATCGCTACGCACAACTGGTGGTCGCTGTCACGTCGGTGCTGAACACGAGTTCTGCCGATGTTCTGGTCTACGTGGATGAAGACCAGTACCGGCAGTACCAGTTCGTGCTCAGGTCTCTGGACCCCAAGCGGGTCAAGGTCCTCTATGGTGACCGCATCGGCCCCGTGGCCTCTGCTAACGCACTGGTCAAGAGTTTCCCGGGCTACGACGTCTACGGGCTTATCACCGATGACAGCGCCATCACCACTCCGGGCTGGGACCAGTGGACGCTGGAAGCCATCGCAAGGTTCCCGGGTCGTATCGCCGTGGTCTCTCCGCACCACCCGCACGGCTACCACGTGGACATGCCGTTCGTGTCCAAGGAGTGGATAGAGTTGGTGGGCTGGTATGCCTGCCCGCTGATGAAGCAC